ATGCCGGTCTTTGGCATAGCTGTTGATTTCGGCGCAGGCCTGCTCGATCAGCGTCTTGTCGTTCATGAGCTTCTCAGCTTCGGATTCGACGAATTCGCCGCCTCGGACATGCAGGGATGACGTATCGACGACGTGCCGGGTCTCCTTGCTGATGAGCGGGCAGAGGAAGCCCTTTTCGAGCAGTTCCTTAACCCCGGCCTCGTAACAGATGGCGTTCAGGATGTTTTCGGGACGGCAGATCGCTCCGCCGTTGAGCCGGTACGGGGTAGCCGTGAGGCCGATGATGCGGACGATGGGGTTGATGACCTTCATATCCCGGATGAAAGTCCGGTATCGTCCTTCCCCATCCGGAGGGATCAAATGGCACTCATCCACGATAACGAGGTCGAAGGAACCGAGTTCCGCCGCCTTGTCGTAGACGCTTTGGATTCCGGCGACGATGACGGGTTCTTCCGTCTGCCGGGATTTCAGCCCCGCGGAATAGATTCCGATCTTCATTTCGGGGCAGAGTTTGCGGATTTTGTCGGCGTTCTGTTCGAGGAGTTCCTTGACGTGGGCGAGAATGAGGACGCGCCCGTTCCATCTTTCAACGGCATCTTTGGCTATCTGCGCCAGGACAAGACTTTTCCCTGCCGCAGTCGGAAGCACGACGCACGGGTTGTCGTCGTGTTCGCGGAGATAATCATAAACCGAGTCCACCGCCTCCTGCTGGTAGTAACGCAATTCCACGATAAACCTCCTTTCGGATCATGGCAGGTTACAGGCGGTATGATCGCGGATGTCAACTGCCGGGAGATATCCGGCAGTCGCATCCGGAATCTGTTGTTTTTATTCTTCGGGATCGTCGAACCACGTCGAGAGCGTGGCGAGGGAGAATCCGAGCTTCGCGGCGGCCTCGTCGATCTGGTATTTGACCTCCGAGTTCCAGTCGGTGCGCTGCTCGAACACATATTCGAGGTCGTCGCGCATGGCTTCGATGATGTTCAGCGCCTTCGCCAGACGCTTCACGGAACGGTCGATGTTTTCGCGGTAGTCTTTTTCTTTTCCCATGATGTTATCCCTCGGTTACGTTGTCGGGGTTGTCGCGCATGGCCTCGTCGCAGTCGTCAAGCCGTGCTATCAGCTGCGCATTGTCTTCGATCTCCTCGCGGAATTCGCGGAGCTTCATCGCGATGAACTCCGGCCACGGGTATTCGTGACCTTCGTCGTCCTTCGCGTATGCGGGCGGCGTCATGGCCATGTAGGCAAGGATTTCACGCCACATCATTTCGTTGATGCGCTCACATTCCTCGCGCTTGCTGTCGATCTCATTCTTCCCGATACGGGAGAGATAGCCGTCGTATTTGTAGTAGGTTCCCCAGCCCATTATTTCTGTTCCTTCTGTTCGTTGTTGCTGCTCCGAAGCACGATTCCGGCTTCGAGGAGTTCGTCCGAGATGCGTTTCCTGATGCCCGCCAGCTGAGTCTTGCGGATTTTCATCTGTCGGCAGATACTGCGGTCATCCCGTCCTTTGCTCAGCAGGAAACACACGCATCGCACCTGCGAATCTTCGATTTTGCCGAGATACTCCCGGACAATTCTAATCCGTTCGCATTTCGCCTGCATAGTTGTGGTCTTCAATCCTTATTTGTGCCAGACCTTTCGGGGGTCTGGGTTCCCGCATTTCGAGGTTGATTCGTTTGATCTGGCAGTCGTCCTGGAAGAGTCCGGCTCCCTGCAGGGCGTCGATGAGCGCCTTGCCGCCGACGTTGTCGAGATCACGGCGTCTCCTGTCCGGAGGATAAAAGACGCCGTGCATTGCGATCGGTCCCGTGAACATCTGCGCGCCGGACTGTCGGACGATCCCCGCCACGACTTCGCGGTACTTTCTGCCATCCCGACTGATAAGTACCCGCGGCCCCACGTGCCGATAGTAGTGGTTGACGGACGGAGGCCACGGAAGATCGAACTCGACCATCACTTCGCCCACGGAGGGGTGGCTGATGCGGCGGGTCTCGGCTGCGCGGTGGGCGGAGCGGCCGGAGTCCTGACGACGGCAGGCGCCTCGTATCCGCGCACCTCGTTGGTCGGTTCGCCGTCCTGGTTCTTTTTCACGCGGACGGAAATGACCATCGGGAGGTTGTGGAGCTGGACGGTGTCCTGCAGGTCGAGGACGTTGACCGCGTGGCAGACGGCGGACAGTTCGGCGCGACCGATGCGGACGGCGTCCTGGTTCGGGTTTTCGAGGTTGATGGACGCGAAGAGCTTGCGTCCGGCATATTCGCCGTCCGTGATCTCGAACACGAGTTTGAGGTAGCGTCCGGTTCCGGCGCGGGTGGCCTTCATTTCGGACTCGACGATGACGGCGTTGTATTTCCCGGCGGGGATGACCTCGAACGGGGCATTGGGTTCGACTTCGTTTGCGTTGAAGTTGAGGAGAGCCATAGTAAGAATTCCTTATTTGTTCAGCACGCGCAGTATGCGGGCGTGTATTTGGGTTTGACGGGTTGTTTCGGTGAGAACGAGCTGACGATGACGGGCTTCGTCGGCGGGCAGTGCAGGTGTTCGAAGTAGACGAGCTTCGGCATGAAGTCGTCATGAATGATCCTGCACTTGGTCCCTTTGGGGATCAGGCCGCCGCAGAAGTCGCAGAAATGGTTGTGCTTCGCGACAGCGATATGGTCGGACATGGTATTACTCCTTATGAGGCAGCAGGGGCGACGGCGTTCCGGTATGCTTCGATGAAGGCGTCCCAGTTCAGTGGAATCTCGTTCGGCAGGCCGAACCGGTTCTTCGCGAGGCAGGCTGGGCTTCCGTTGGTGCGGAGGACGCGGGTGCCGCCGTCAGCACCGATGGGGGATGCGATGGAGCGGCTGTCGCCGTCCTTGGAGATGCGGAGGCGTTTCGTGGCGAACAGCACGGCGTCGACCCACTCGGAGATGAGGCTTGCAGCGTGTTTGTGCAGGCGGGGCGCATAGCGGTCGTAGGCGGTGTTCTCCGGGTCCTCGAAGCGTTCGACCTTGGCGTGGGCGAGCAGGATAATCATCATACCGCGCTTGTTGCGGAGGTCGTCGAGGAGCGCGAGGACTTTGCGCCAGTGGACGAGCGCGTCCACATAGCCTTTGCCGAATCCGCCGTCCGCTTTTTCGATGCTGCGGACGCCGAACTCCTTGCACACCTCGTCGAAGATGAGGCGTTCGAGCCAGTCGAGGGAGTCGATGACGACAGTGCGGAAGTTGTGCTCCTCATCGCGGAGAGCGGTCAGCTCGGCGAGGACATCGGAGAGGCTCCCGGCAAGCGGGAACTTGCAGGTGTCGATTTCACCGAGGCCATCCTCGGTCTGAATGAAGATGGGGTCGGGGGCGGATGCCCCCAGGGTCGACTTGCCGACGCCTTCCTGGCCATAAACCATGATGCGGGGAGGCTTGTTTTCGCGGCCGGTCTGGATGTTTTCGAGCAGGCTCATGGTCAGTTTCCTTCCTTCAGGTTGAAGATCTCTTTTTTGAGGTTGGAGATGATTTTGCCCATCAGGCTGTGGAGTTCCTCGGGAGCATACCGCACGCCGGGATGCTTCTTCTGTTCAAGTTCGACCCGTTCATGGATCATCTTGCTGATGCTCTTTTCGAGGAAGTCCAGCCTGGCGGACTTGAATTCGTCTTCGGACTTGCAGTTGTTTATCCTGCGGGTTTCCATCGTGATGATGTATGCCCTGTTCGCCGTGAGGTCGCCGGAGAGGACGGCCAGCTTGATGGTGGCAGGTGCATGGTCAGCGATGGAGCGGAGGCGTTCGACCTTCGAGCGGGAGATGCCGAGAAGGCGAGCGGTTCTCTCGGCGCTCTTGCCGAGTTCAACGTTTCCTTTGGAGATGCCAGTCTTTTTCCGCTTATCGAGTGCAGACAGACAGCGCAGGAGTTCGGCGTCGGTGAGGTTGCGGCGGTTGCGCTGGGAGTTGATGGCATATTCCAGGGCTTTGTTTTCGTCCGCGAATTCGCGGAAGACGATAGGAACGCCGGGGATGCCGAGGGTGATGGCGGCGAGGAGACGGGTGTGACCGTCGACCACGGTGAACTTGTGGCCGGCCCACACTGTGATCGGGCGGGCGCTGTCGAAGCCGTTCTTCTTCATGTCGGCGATGATCCGGGCCAGGACGTCTTCGCGGATGGGGAAAAGGCTCTTGAACGGTTCGGCGATGCGGAGTTCCTTCGTGTTGGCGAGGA